TGGTGCCCGTGTCCGAAGAGGTCGCGAACACCAACCCGGCCGGCCTGTACGACCTGATGCAGCAGGACCTCCCGACCGCGATCGCGCGGGCGTTCGACTACGCCGCGATCAACGGCAAGTCGATGCGCACCGGCGCCGCAGGGCCGTTCTCGGACTACCTGGCGCTCGCCACGTCGACCCAGGCGCTCGGCACCACCGCGAACTCCGCGGGCGGTCTGTACATCGACATCGTCACCGGCGCCGGCAAGGTCGTGGACAAGAACTACGACTTCACCGGGATTGCCGCCGACCCGCGGCTGAAGATCGATGCCCAGCTGCAGGTCGACACCCAGGGCCGTCCGCTGTACACGGACTCGGTGAACAACGCAGGCCAGAGCGGCGGCAACATCGCCGGGTTCGAGACGTACTTCAACAAGGGCGTGTCCGGGAGGTACTGGCGGGCCGGTGACGCGACGCAGGTTGTCACGATCAACGGCACCCCGACCGGCGGCACGTTCCTGCTGATGTCCGGCGGCAACTCGGCGGCGATCGCGTACAACGCCGCGGCGTCGACCGTGCAGACCGCGATCCAGGCCTGGGGCGGCATCTACTCCGGTGTGACCGTGTCCGGTGCGGCCGGTGGCCCGTACACCATCACGTTCCCGACCCAGGGTTCGAACGTGACTGGCGCTGCGGCTCCGTTCGCGGTCAACCAGACCGCCCTGACCGGTGGTACCGCCTCCACGTCGAAGGCCACTGTCGCCGCGACCGGCGCCGGCGGCACCGATACGAACCTGCGCGGTATCGGCGGCGACTGGTCACAGGCCGCGTACGGCGTCGGCATGGACATCTCCGTGCGGCTGTCGAAGGAGGCCTCGTACTTCGACGGCACCACCTGGCACTCCGCGTTCCAGGAGAACCTCGTGCTGCTGCTGGTCGAGGCCTACTACGGCTTCGTGATGGGCTCGCCGGACGCGTTCGTGTCCTACACCAAGGGCACCGCGGCGTTCTGATCCCCCGATCGACAGGAAGGACGTAGACGATGGCCGACATCGCTACCTTGGCCGAATTTGCGTCCTTCCTGCAGGAGGACCTCGACACCGCCACCGCGAACCTGGTCCTGCTCGACCTTGCGCAGGGCCAGATCATCGACGAGATCGGGGTCCGCAACCCGTGGCCGGCCACCGCGAAGGCGGTTGCACTGTCCGCGGCGAAGCGGGCCTACGTCAACCCCGACGGGGCTTCGACGGAGACGGTCGGCGGAACCACCACCGCCTACACCGACGGGAACATGGGCGTCTTCCTCACTGACGACGAACGGAGCCGGCTCCAGCGCGTGGGTGGGGGTGGAACAGCCGCCTATAGCATCACTCCGTGGTACGAGCCGGGCACCTGGTACGGCACTGTTGCGACACAGCAGAACCCTGACTGGCCGTGAAGATCGTCGGTCTGCTGTCCTGGTACGAGGAACCCACCTCGTGGCTCGCGGAGACCGTCGCCAGTGCGGCGAAGCTCTGCGACCACCTGGTCGCTGTCGACGGCCCGTACGCGGAGTTCCCGTTCGCCCAGTCGAAACCGGCATCGGGCACGGAGCAGGCGGAAACGATCCTGCACACCGCGGCCGGCGCGGGGGTGGGCTGCACGATCCACGCTTCACGGCAGCCGTGGTACGGCAACGAGGTCGAGAAGCGCTCGTTCATGTTCGACCTCGCGATGACCTTCACCACCGAGGACGACTGGCTGCTGGTGATCGACGCCGACGAGGTCTTGTCCCAGGTCCCCACCGACACCCGGTACCTGCTGCAGAAGTCCGAGGTGGACGTCGGGGAGCTGCACCTGTGGGAACGCGGCGACCAGGACACCGTCTACATCCAGCGGCGCCTGTTCCGTGCCCTCAGGGGCATCCGTTACCAGGACTGCCACTACGTCGTCACCGTACCCGCGGAGACCGGGGTGAAGGTGCTGTCGGGCGACCAGCAGATCCACACCCTCGAACCCGCCGAGTACCTGCCTGATCTGCGGCTCGAGCACCGCACCGCACACAGGACCGCTCTGCGGAACGGCTTGAAGAACCAGTACTACGCGAAACTGCCCGGCATTGAGCGGGTAGAGAAGTTCTGACTCTGTCCATCCTGGGGATTAGCGCGAATGGATTCCTGCGATGGCACTACCGAACGGCTCTGTCGACATCACCCCCGGCACGGGCGAGACGGTCGCGACCCACGACATCAGCGGCAAGGGATACCAGGTCGTGATGCTGGCCAACCCGACCGGGAACCTGGTCGGCACGGTCCCCACCTACTCGGCGTGGTCCGGTGCCGTCACTCCTGCTGCTGCGAACGTGCCCTACCTGCACGTGTTCAACGCGACCGGGTCCGGGAAGATCGTGAAGATCCGGAAGGTGTTCATCCAGCCCTCGCAGGCCGTGAACGCCCTGACCGCGCAGACGTGGCGGGTCGCGAAGACCTCGACCGTGGGGACGACGGGGAACACGTCGATCACGATCCAGAAGCACGATTCGGCCGACGCGGCGGTGCCGGCGCAGATCACCGCGGCCCGCTCCTACACAGCGGGCGGGACACAGACGTTCACCTACTTCGAGATCCCGATCTCGGTGGAGGAAACTCTGCCGGCGGTGGGTGTGGCGCCGTTCTTCAACGTCCTCCCGAACGACGGCGACATCGTCTCCGACTACATCCTTCGTGAGGGCGAAGGGCTGGTCGTCCAGAACCTCACGGGCGGCTCGTATTCCTGGAGCGTGCTCGGCATCTTCTCGATCGAGTAGCCATGCTGCTCACTCTACTGAAGGCAACTGGGGGTGCCGTGACCGCCAGTTTTGTCGGCATCGCACGCACACCTTCGGACGGGACCGACGCCACCGGCGCCACCCTCGCGCTGACGATTCCAGCGGGCACGTCGGTCGACGACTACGCGGTCGCCATCATCGAGCTCTGGGACTCCACTGCAACCAACCCCACCCTCACCTACCCGTCGGGGTTCTCGGAGATCGTCAGCTACGTCTCGACGACTGACGGCTTCCAGAAGATGAAGGTCGCGGTCAAGAAGCTGACCGCGGCGGACTCCGGGACGTATTCGGTCTCCGGTTTCGGCAGTCACTTCCGGCAGGGCCACGTCGCCATCATCCGCGGTATCGACACGACTACGGCGCTGGACGTTGCGGTCAACCTGGCGCAGAACTCGACCGGGACGACGCTCCCGGCGAACAGCCTGACCACGGTCACCGCCGGCTGTCTGATCATGCGGGTCGTTGCCAACGAAAACACGAGCACCGGCACGCCGGACACCGGGTACACCGAGCAGGCGGACTCGAACTACCTGAAGACCAACACCAAGATCGCCGGGTCTGCCGGGACGGAGACCCCTTCGGGTGGATCGCAGTCGGTCAGCAATCTGAAACTGTCGGCCCTGATCGCGTTCAGGCCGGCCGCCGACAGCGGCATCACTGGCACCATCGCGGCAATCCAGGCTGGTAACACCTCCGCAGCCACCGGCCAACTGGGGTACAGCGGAACCGTCGCAGCTGTCCAGGCGAACAACACCGCCGCAGCCAGCGGGAAGCTCGGCTACTCCGGTTCGATCGCTGCCACACAAGCGAATCAGACGGCGGCAGCATCCGGCACCGTAGGCAGTGGGATCTCCGGAACCATCGCGGCAACTCAGGCTGCGAACACCGCGGCGGCCAGTGGGCAACTCGGATATTCGGGAACGATCGCATCCACCCAGGCAAACCAGACGGCTGTGGCGTCCGGGAAACTCGGGTACACCGGAACAGCGGCACCGGTCCAGGCGAACCAGACCGCAGCCATCTCGGGCACCTTCACCTCCGCCGGCTCATTCACCGGCACCATTGCGGCCACCCAGGCCAATCAGACAGCCACCGCCACAGGCAAGCTCGGATACAGCGGCACCATCGCGGCGGCGCAAGCGAGCAACACCGCATCCGCCACAGGAACTGTGATCAACCCGACCACGGGAACGATCGCCGCTACGCAGGCGAACCAGACAGCGGCAGTCGCCGGGAAGCTCGGCTACACCGGGGTGATCGCGGTAGGCCAGGGATCCAACACCGCCTCGATTCAAGGCACCTTCTTCATCCCGATCACCGGAGTCATCGCCGCGACCCAGGCCAATCAGACAGCCAATGCGTCCGGAACGGCGCTCGGCTCCGTCGTCATCAGGCCGAACACAGGCACAACGTCACGTCCCGGCAGCGGCCGGACGACCAGACCCCTCACCGGCGTCACGCCGCAACCGTAGGAGCAAACCACATGGCGCTCGGATACAGCACGACCCTGCGGAACGCGCAGCTCGACCAGATCACGACCGCGGTCGGAACCTCTGGCAAGCTGCGCATCTACGACGGCACCCGTCCCGCGACGGGCGGCACGGTCACGAACCTGCTGGCCGAACTCCCGTGCAGCGCGACGTTCGCCCCGGCCGCCTCCGGTGGCGTGCTGACGGTGAACGCGATCACCACCGACGCCTCTGCGGACGCCACCGGCACCGCCACATGGTTCCGGGTCGTCACCTCGGCGAACGCCTTCGTCATGGACGGCAGCGTCGGCACATCCGGCGCGGACTGCAACCTGAACAGCACCTCGCTCACCGCGGGCGGGTCGGTGGCCGTTTCCAGCTTCACCATCACGGCCGGCAACTCCTGATGCGGTTCCGTGACACGGGTACGCGCCTGCGCGGTGTCACGGTGGCCGGCGAGTACGGGAACCCCTCTGGCATCGACTGGACCGAAGGCACCCTCAGCAAGCTCGACCTGGCATGCGAGATGCAGCCCGAGTCCAGCGACGAGGACGTGGTGCAGCAGGACCGCAC